AAACGAACCCGTAGTACGGGCCGTCTTCGCCCCAGTTCTCGATTTGCTCGGTTGCTACTAGGTATAGGCGATTTCTTTTCATTGCTCTATTTCCTCTCCCAACTCTCCGGCCACCTGCCGGAGGCACTCCAACACCGAGCTACAACGGGACGCCAGGGCCACCTGCTGGCCGTCGCTCCAGGCCTCGGCGTAGACGCCAAGGGCGGCGTCCCAGCCATACCTCACGTCGTACCCCAGGCCGCGCAGCCGCTCGGCGAGGCGGTCGGCCTCGGTCGGGTGGCGGCGGCGCTCCTGGATGGCAAGGAGCTCGTGCTCACGGTTGCGGTAGTGGACGGCCTCAGGGCGGTTGCGCTTAAGGTTCGCAATGCGGGCGAGAGCGTTAGCAAGGGTCATTCGCACACCTCGTGTGTATTCTCAATCCACATTCCTGGCTGGCTGTTAGTCTTCCCACACGCAGGGCATTCCATTGTTTGCACGACGTTATTCCACCAGTTAGCATCGTTGTAGCCGTAGGTTTCCTCACGGTGCCCGCAGTGGGGACATTCCAAGCATACCTTCAAGTCGTTGTTTCGGATTACTGCCGCCTTTTTTACTATCATTCACAGTCCTCCTTCCGGGGTAGGTTGTTCCAGGCGGTTATCGCGCCCGCCGCGGTCGGATTAACCGGGCCGAGAAGTAAACAATCGATGCACCTGACCTGCCATCCAGCGTCGTAACATGAGTCAACTATGTATGCGTCTTTGCTCTGGCACTTCGGATTAGGACACGGTTTTATCTCAGGCATCGTCGGCCTCCTTAAGCTCGACTTGAGCGATAAGTGAGAAGTGCTCTCTCAATATTTGGACGGTATATGTCATCCCAATGAGGTTTTGGAACCTCATGGGAGGAAATATGTCCACATCTGGGTTCTCTAGCACCAGCTCTTCGCCGCCACTTTGTAGGTAGTCAGCAACCAACAACGCTGCGTAGGCCATCGGCACTCCGTCCTTAGCTACAATAATCAATTGCTCTAACGCCTTCTGGTTAGACAACCCACAGTTACCAATTATGGTGTATACCGTACAAATAATAGTAAATGGATCGTGCCCGTCACTCAGCAACTCTTGTAGCGCGTCATGTAGTGACCTTAAATTTTGCTCCTTTGGAACGTCTACTTTTTCCACGGCCACCCCTCCCTCCTAATGTCCAGCCAAAACGCCACCGCCACGGCCAACAGGCCGAGCGCGGCCCGGGCGATTTGCTCCCAGGTCATGCCCCAGCCTCCCGGAGCACGTCCGCCATGTCGATATGGTCTGAGGCCGCCAGGCGCCGCCAGAGGATGGCGAGGATACGCTGGGCGGCCTCGTGGTCTGCGACCTCGGCGAGCGTCCAAAACTCGCGGTCGATGACGCAGCCGTTGTCGGCGTCACAAGAGCTACCGACCGGCACCTCAGCTATCACCGCGTGTTCTCCAGCCAGCAACCGTGCTGAGCTACCGAGTACAATGATTTCTCCTGTTGGTGTTCTAATGGCTATCATTCTCTTACCTCCGTTAGGTCAATAACCCGCTCTAGGAGCGGGCTTAACTCCGGGTCCTCAAACTGCCAGGCGCGGTCAAGGCCGCGCACCGCCTTGGCCAAATGCCGGATACGCGAGATGAGGCCGCGACGATATTTGCGGTATTCCTCACGGTCTTGGGCTATCCGGTATACACGGCCGCGCCCTTCGGCGACGGCCGATACTACCGGCGCGACGCCATCCTCGCGGAACGTGGCGATTACCGCGCGGGCGGTCCGGTCGCCGACCTCTAGCATGTCGGCGAGCTCTCGGCGCGTCACCCCGTCCGGGCCTCGGAGATTGAGCCAGGTCAGGGCGGTTTTTAGCAGGTCATCAGATACCGGCTTAGGCATGGGTTCCTCCTCTCAAAACGGGAGCTCGCCTTCGGCGGGCGGCGGCGGTAGCTCGCTATCGGGGATAATCGGCTCCTCCGGCCCCTCGGCCCATTTGATTGTCATCTGGAGTACCTCTTCGTCGGCCGCCTCGCGGTCGGCCGGGTTGGGGCTCCGGTACAGGCCGAGTATCCGAGCCTGGGTCGCGTCGTACTCGCCGTCTACAAAGAGCTCACCGTCGCCGTGGCAGAGGCCGCAGGGGACCTCGTACTCATCCTGATATGGTGGATGGTCGAGGCAAAACTGGCACTTTACCGGACCGAGGGGCACGTCCGGTATTAGGCCGGTTCCGGCGCAAGCCGGACATTCCACCCGCTCGTATCTCCAGCCGGAGGGCCGTTCTGGGTCGAGCCATTTTGCGAGTGCGATTGCCGGGGTTTCTGTCATTTCTCGTTCCTCCTCAATACGCATTATATACCCGATAGCGTATATAATGCATGCGGAGGTGATAGATGAGCAAACTCAGGGAACTACGCTACCGGGCCGGATACACCCGGCAGGCGGACCTCGGCGCGGTCGCCGGGCTCGACGCCCATACCGTTAGCCAGGCCGAGAACATAGAGAGCGGAGGCAATCCGACGCTCTCGACATTGGTCAAACTGGGGCGGGCGCTCTCGCGAGCGCTCGGCCGAGGAGAGGAGGAGATACTCTGCGAGATTGTATCGGACATGGCCAAGAGAAAAGGCCAGCGTTAGCTGGCCGAGTGAGGAGGAACCGTTCGAGCGGACGGAACCTAACCAGATTATAGCACGAGGAGGAACCTATGGGAGAAAAAGAGGCAATCACCGTCAAGGCCGAGCCGGTCGAGGGCTCGGAGCTCGCCACGGCGAGCGCTGGCATGACACCGGAGCAGCTCGCGCTCCGATACCAACAGCTCCAGGAGCTTATCCAGCGCAATGTGCTGGTAGAGGGCTCCGACTACGGCATTATTCCCGGCACCGGCGACAAACCGACGCTCTACAAGGCCGGCGCGGAGAAGCTCGCCGCATTTTTCGGCCTCTCGGTAGACATGGAGCTCGCCGACAAGGTCGAAATCTGGGAGCCGGGCTCGGCATTCTTTTACTACCGCTACCGGGCCACGGCGACCGATAAATGGGGCCGGTACGCTACCGGCGAGGGCTCGGCGAACAGCCGTGAGGCGAAATACCGCTGGCGGACGGTCAAAGAGCGCGACTACTCGCCGGACATCCACGGTCCGGCCCAGAAGATTAAGAGGACCGGGCAGTACGGCGAGTACTACGTCTACCGCGTCGAAAACCGAGAGCCGTATGACCTCGTAAACACGCTCCAGAAAATGGCCCAGAAGCGGGCCTACGTCCAGGCGGTACTGCTGGCCGTCGGAGCCTCGGCGTTTTTTACGCAGGACGTTGAGGACCTTGCAGCGGCGGGCGTCATTGACGCCGACGAGCGGCCGCGCAAAGGCGGAGGGAGCCGGAGCCGGCAGCAAGGGGCCGCGAAGCCTCGACCTCGGCAACAGGCGGCCGCTGGGCCGGCCAGCGAGCCGGCTGCGGCGGCCGGCCCAGCCAAAATCAACGCCCAGCAGATGAGCACGCTCGCGGAGGAGCTCAAAAAGCTGGGCATCACCGATAAAGAGCTTGGCCGCTCGCTGCTCCAGGCGGTAGTCGGCCGCTCTTATGCCGACACGCGCGACCTGACGCGGGCCGAGGGAGCGCGAGCTATCGAGTATCTCGAAAAACTTGGCACGGCGCTCGCGGCCGCCGGTATACCGGCCGACCAGCGGCTCGCCTACATCTCGACCGTGGTCGAGGGCGGCGAGGCTCCGAGCACCGACCCGGTAGCGCTCAAGTCCGACTACTCGGCCTGGGCCAACGCGGGCCTGCTCGACGACGACGCGGAGGCTGGTAATGAATAGACCTGTTCCGAAGGTGGCAGCGCTAATCGTGCTGCCACCTCTCGCCGGCTACGGGCCGGACAAATCGCAACTGCTCGGCGCGATGGACGCCCCACCGGACTGGGAGCTGGAGCTCCACGGCTCGCCGGAGGGCGGCCATAAGCGGCCGCAAATCGCCGTGGCTCTCCCGCCGGGCTGGTGTACTAGCATGATGTCATTCGGGTCTGGCAGGATAGCATGCCGGAGCGGAAAATCGCCTATCCTGGTGCCGGTAGCCAAGGCGAGCTGGGGGTATAAACGCCTGCCATTAGTGGTAGAGGCGGACGACGGTAAATTGATGCCGTTGCCGCGCGAGGTGCCGGAGCTCCTCTACGAGGTCGAGAGCCAGACCATCACTGAGATTGGCACGCTCGACATATCGGCGTGTCCAGAAGGGGGTAGCAAATGACCGAGAAACAAATTGAACTAGCGTCTTTGACGCTAAAACTGGCCGAGGTCGAAGCCGAAGCAAAAGCGATTGACGAAATGCTCCGGCACGGCCTCGATGCCGTTGTCGAGGCATACAAGCGGGAGATGGCTCCTCACTACGAGGCGCTCAACACTCGCAGGCTCCAGGCCGACCAGCTCCGGGAGAAAATCCGGGAGCTGGCTCCGGCAGTAGGCGCCGGGCTCGGCACTAAAAAACCGGTTCCGGGCGTTGGCCTCCGCTCCCGCGAGGTGCTGGAGTACGACGAGGCCCAGGCGGTCGAGTGGGCCATCAACACCCCAGAGATGCGGCCGCTACTCAAGCTCGACCGCAAAAAGGCGGAGGCGGTTTTGAAACCGCTCGCAAAAACCGGCGTGGCTCCGGCCTGGGCCACGGTCCGCACCGAAACGGCGGTCACGTTTGCACGTGACCTCGCGGCCGTCGCCGACGAGCTCAGCGAGATGGTCGAGGCGGCCGAGGTGGAGCGGGCCAACATCGAGGCCGAAAAAGCGGCGCGGGAGGAAGACGCTCTGGAGGCCGAAGAAACCGCAGGGCAGGCTCTCAACCTAGGCCGCCAGGGGCCTCCGTTTTAGCCACCGACAAAGCAGGGGGCCAGACGGCCCCCTGCGCCCCGTGACAGGCATCCTCAGTCTAGCTTGATAGGTTGACCAGATGGGGAGTAGGATAAAAAATGCAAAGCCCCCGGCGGCGAACCGGGGGAGAAAGTAAGCTCGAATGAATGATACCACAAAATCGGCTCAAGCGTTTGACGCCCGCTCACTCATGCTCGCCCTGGGAGAGAGGCCGTTAGTCATCTACCCGGCATACCGCCGGCTTGTCGGCGGGAGCTGGAGCGCGGCGGCGGCGCTGGCGCAAATCGTCTACTGGTGGTCTGCGGTTGGGGGCCGCCGGTACTACAAAACAGATGCGGAGCTCGCGGCCGAGGTCGGCCTCTCGGCCAAAGAGATGGAAACGGCTAAACGCCACCTACGGGCTCTCCCGTTTCTGCGGATAACCCGCGAGGGCCTCCCGGCTCGTACCTGGTACGAGCTCGACGCGGAGGCATTCGCGAGGGCGCTCGCAGACGCGGCTCGGCCTATAGGCGGAGATGGGGAGCTAGGGCGGGAAAGCGAAGTAACAGTTCCCGCAAAACGGGAAACTAGTTTCTACTCTAGAGGGGAAACTAGATACCCCCACGCAGAGGAAACTAATACAGAGATGACATCAGAGATTACTAAACCCCAGAGTAGTAGAGGGGTGAGTAACGAAAGGCCGAGGCCGGAAACTGTTCCTTCCCAGCAGATAGAAAAAAATCTACAGAGAAACCTGGAGCGCAAGGAGCGGCTCGACCGCCTCGCTGCGGGCGATGAGGCCGAGCGGCGCGTTCTTGGCCTCCTGGCGCGCAGCGAGCGCGAGCAAGCGGCGTTATTCCGCGAGTTGACCGTGCCGGACCTCGGTAAGCGGCGCTGGCAGCGTTGGCTCCAGGCGCAGGTCGTGCCGGAGCTTGATCGCCTCGGCGATCTGGCGGCCGAGGTCGTACTCCGCGAGGCTATCGCGGCCGCCACCGGCGCGAGGGAGCCTCGGCCGTACATCGTCGGCATACTCCGGCGGGCGGAGCGGCCGCGAGGCACTACCCGCGAGGCGGTAGAGGAGGAGCTTGACCTGGACGCAATACTTGGACCGCTGGAGGAGGACTAATGGCCCACCCGGAGAGCGTATGGTGGCAGCTACTTATTCTCGCCTGGTCGCCGTGGCTGATTATGCGGACGCTCTCGGACCCGCGCGAGCGAGATTGAGGCAGAGGAGGAGGAACGATGAGCGAGCACGACCCGATAAAACGAGCAGGCGACGTACTCCCGCGCATAGATAAGGCGTGCCCATACTGTGGCTCATACGTCGAGCTAGAGGACGGGAGCCGCGTCCCGCCTGATGCGTGCTGCGTCCCACGAGGGCTGACGCAGCTCGGTTGGATGAGCAAATGGCTGACCAAACCCGGCCATGACCCGCAGGAGATTGCGAGGGTGCGAGAGGCGGCGAACAGAGTGCGGCGGGCACTGAGTGACGTCACAGACGAGGATATTCGCGCGGCGTTACAGATGATAGCTGAGCGAGTAGGACCTAAGCGGGAGGCGTACCGGCAGGCGGCGACGGTTGCGCGGCAGGTCGGCCGGCGGAGAGGAGGACAAAATGGACATCAGAGAGACTAGACAGGTAAACGATACCCGCGCAAAGGTAGTCCTGGAGCTGCCTTGGCCGCCGAGCATGAACAACTACTGGCGGCACGTCGGCCACAAAACGATGCTGAGCGCGGCCGGTCGTATCTACCGGCACGCGGTCGCTGGCGCGGTACTGGAGCAGCGGGCGGCTCGGCATTTTGCCGGCCGCCTCTCCGTCATCGTCCAGGCGTACCCGCCGGACCGGAGGCGGCGGGACCTCGACAACATGCTCAAGGCGGTTCTCGACGCGCTCGAAGCGGCGGGCGTGTACGAAGACGACAGCCAGATTGACGAGCTGCTAATCCGCCGGATGGGGGTAGTGCCAAACGGCGGGATAACGGTTTATATCTGGGAGGAGGCGACAAATGGCGAGGCGGAGTAGGCGGCGCATGTACCTCTCGCCGGAGATGGCCGAGGAGTATCTCAACCGGCGCGGCGTTCCAACGGCGGAGCCTCCGGCTGGGTATGTGTTGATCTATGACTACTCGCGCGAGCACGGGTTCTCGCATAACCGGCTGCTCGGTCATTGCTACCGAGGCGAGCTCCCCTGCGTACGATACAAGCGTAAATTCTGGGCTCCGCTCTACCAGCTCCGGCGGATAGCTCAAAACCCGCTGCCGGAGGGTTGGGTCTGGGCGGAGGACGCGGCGCGGGCGCTCGGCCTTTCGCGTGGCGCGATGCTCAAGCGGTTGCACACGCGCGGCCTAGAGGTCCGGCGGATACTCGACCGAGGCGCGGTCCGCTGGCTCGACGCGGCACAGCTCCGGGAGATAGCACCGCCGGATGCGGTCCCGGCCCAACGGATAGCTCTCCAGGCCGGCGTTACCCGCGAGGCGGTCACGTCCTGGGCTCGGCGGCATAGGCGGCCGGTCTATTACGTCTACGTCAGGGGCCACAGGATGGCCGCATTAGGGCCGGAGGACGCCGAGCGCTACCTGAGGGCGCATGGAGTAGGAGGCGCGGCGTGAGCGTTCGCGTATACGTCCGGGCGAGGGTGCGGACCGTCACATACTCGGCCGTGGTCGAGGGCTGGGTCTACCCGGCCGACTGGCTCGCCGCTTGCGACGAGTGCTCGGTTCGCGTTCACGTCGAGCGCGTGGTCGAGCTCTCCGTCCGGCACGTGTCCGAGCCTCCGTTCCCGCCTGGGTTCACCGACCGCTATATTCGGTCGTCGTACTCGCTCGCCGACGCGGAGCGCGACCTGCGAGCCGGCTGGCTCTCCAATACCGACGAGTGGGCGCTATATGCGCTCGGCCGCGAGCTCCGGGAGCTCCGGCCGCCAGGACCGCCGGAGGGAGCGCAGCCGTTGTTTTGATAGAGTAGAGGAGCCGGGCCTCACTCCCGGCGCAAAACCTCCTGTACCGCAACCCGTGAGGGGCCGGGCAGCCGCTCGGCCTCTCGCGGTTCGTTGGGCTTGCATTCTCTGGCTCTTGCGTATATAATGCGTATTGAGGAGGAACGGAAATGACCAGAAACGAAAAGCTCCAAACCATCCTAGAGGCTCTCGGCACCGAAGCGACCATGCTCGACGCGGCGTATGTACTCCAGCAGCTTGAAGAAGACGGGCTGAGCGTCGAGGAAATCGGCGAACTGGAGGGTAACACCTGGCGGGAGATTATAGACGACGCTCTCGCCGAGGGCGCGAAGGAAATCCGCGAGGTACTGAGCGCTCACGGCGACATCCCGGCCACGATGGAGCGCGAGCTCGAAGCGCGGCGGCTTCGCCAGGCGCTCGCGGATTGGCTCCGCTTCTGGGATTACGTCGCGGCCGGCGGGACCAGCGAAACTCCGCTCATCAACGGCCACGACGAGGCGCTCGACGAGATGGAGCGCTCGCTGGCCAGCCACGAGCCGCGCGGCGTAATCGAGGACCTCGCGGATTGGTGGGTGCGGGCCTATGCTGCGTACACGAAAGCTCGGACCGCTGACGAGGCCACATATGCCCAGGTAGTAGAGGCGCTGACTTCCGACGACCTAGTAACCGCCGAGGACCTACTCAGCTAAACCGAACGACGGGGAGCCGGAGCCGAGGCGCTCCGGCTCTCGCCTAAGGAGGAGCACGATGGTAACCAACATTTACGACGGCACCGCTTACGAGCAAACGGCCAAAGAGCTGGATACGGCGGCGGCGCACCGCGACCTCGCGGCCGAGGCTATGCGCCACGCTCGATACTGGCTCGCTCTCGCGGCCCAGGGCGACGAATGCGCGGGCAAATACGGCCGCGAGGCGCTCGACCGCCTGCGCAAGGCCGAGGCCGGAGCCGAGGCGCTCCTGGTAGCTCTACGGGCGGCCAGGATAGAGCTAGAGGAGGCCGGCAAATGAGCGACGCGAGGCAACAACAGTTTGAAAACTTCGGATACGCGCTCGGCCAGGTGCTCGCGCTCCGAGAGGCGACGCTCCATGCTGAGCGGCTCATGGCCCAGTACAAGAGCGGCCGGCGCAGCCGGCCAGCGGCGCTGGTCCTACTTCAACCGGCGCGGACTATACTCGCTCTCGCCTCAGGCTCTTGCAAGACGGCGGAGGAGGTCCTGCACCGCGCTCGCTGGGGCTCAACTAGGGCGATATACCGCGACGCTTATGACTGGTACGAGCAGGCCGTGGCCGACTACCTCACGACCGTTGACGAGCTAAACGAACTCCTGCGGGCGGCGAGCCTATCCACGGCCAGCGACTACCGGCGGCGCTGCTCGCCGCCCGACAGGTAGACGAGAGGCCGCGTCTGCGGCCGTCAGCCGCCGGCTCCGGGGCGACCTAGTGCCGGCGGTATAATGTATCTATGGCAACGTGGCAGAGCCGAATAATCGGAGAAGGCGAGGCTGACCCGCGCGAGCTCGGAAAGTCCCACCAGAACGTGCTTATTCACTACAAGGGCGACCCGCGTCGCATCCGCGACGTTCTCGGCGAGATAGACCTATCGGCCGTCAACTGGGGCGACGCCGAGGCGGTAGAGGAGGCCGACGATGGCGAGTAAACACCGGAGTGCGACGGCTCCGAGGCGCGTCAAAAAACTGAGGGCAACCCGCGACATCCTCCGGCTCCGTGAGGCCGGGCTTACAATCCGCGAGATACACGCGCGGCTCGACGAGCAGTACCGGCGCGAGTTTGGCTCCGGCATCGGCCGCTCGACGGTCCACCGGTATCTCCAGGACGCTATCGCCGAGGCCGAGGCGGACATCTCCGACGACATCGTGCGCCAGCGAGCGCTCCAGTCGCAGCGGCTCTCGAAGCTCCTCCGGGCGCATTGGCCGCACGCTATCAAAGGACACCTCGGCTCGACCGATCGCGTTCTTCGCATCATGGACCAGTACAACCGGCTGCACGGGCTCTATGCCAAGGAGCGCCACGAGGTAGAGCACACGGGGAGCCTCGACGCTCTGCTCGGCCCACTACTCGCAGGCGAGGCCGGCGATGGGTCGAACGACGCGGGATAACGACCAGGCGCGGGAGCTCCTGGGCCAGCTCAGGGCCGACCCGGTTCTATTTGCTCGGCGGATACTCGGCATAAATCCCTGGAGCCGGCAGCGGGAGATAGCGCGGCTGCTCGCCGCTAACGAGCGCGTGGCGGTCCGGTCCGGGCACAAGGTCGGCAAATCCACCATCGCGGCCACACTCGCGCTCTGGTGGGCGTTCACGCGGCCGCAGGCTCGCGTGCTCCTCACCGCTCCGTCTGACCACCAGGTCAAAAATATTCTTTGGCGAGAGCTCCGGGCCATCCACGGGAGCTCTCGCGTACCGCTCGGTGGAGAACCGGCGCTCGATCATAGGACCGGCTACAAGCTCGCTGGCGGGCGCGAGGTGTTCGGCCTCACTACTAAAGACCAGGAGAAAATGGCCGGCCTGAGCTCGCCTAATCTGCTTATTATCGTTGACGAGGCGGCCGGCTTCCCGGAGCACCTATTCGAGGTCCTGTTCGGCAACCTGGCCGGCGGCGGCCGGATACTCCTACTGTCAAACCCAACGCGGACCAGCGGGACGTTCTTCGAGGCGTTCCACAAACAGCGGGAGCGCTGGGCGACGTTCCACGTGTCCTCGTTCGAGAGCCCATGCGTTACCGGCGACGAGCCGTGCATACCCGGCCTCGCCACTCCCGGCTGGATAGACTGGGCGCGGGAGTACTGGGGTGAAGGCTCTCCGTCGTACCAGGTCCGCGTCGAGGGCGAGTTCTCGTCTCAAGCGGATAATGCGATTATAGGTCTGGCGGATGTCGAGGCGGCAACCCAGCGTTGGCACGACACGGAACCGCCAGACGGTCCTCTCCAAATCGGCGTAGACGTTGCATACTACGGCGACGACCGGTCGGTGATATTCCCTGTGCGCGGCCTCTACGCATACCGACCGGTCGTTATCCACGGGCAAAACACGACCCAGGTGGCCGGGAGAGTCCGAGAGGTCGCGCGGGCGCTCAGGCGGGACGGCGAGCGAGTACTGGTCACTGTAGATATAATCGGGGTAGGAGCCGGCGTTGCAGATAATTTACTTGATGACCCAGAGCTCCAAACGATAGGGGTAAACGTTGCAGCTAGAGCTACTGACCCGGTATACGCTAACTTGCGGGCGCAACATGCGTTTGCGCTCCGTGACTGGCTCCGCGACGGCGGGGCAATCCCACCCATACCGGAGCTAGAGGCGGAGCTGCTAGCTCCGGAGTATAAATACAACACCAGGGGGCAGATATTAGTGGAGCCAAAAGAAGCAATCAAATCACGGCTAGGGCGCTCGCCTGACCTGGCCGATGCTCTAGCGTTGGCAGTAGTGCGACCGTCCGTGGCGGAGCCGAGGGTGGAGGTTATATGAATATACTGGACTGGCTGCGACGAAAAAGCGACTCCATTCCCGGCGAGGCGTTGTTAATCCGGCCGGAAGACGCCGTTTGGACTGCTCGCTCGTACCAGGCGTTCGCCCGCGAGGGGTACGCGAAAAACCCCTATGTGTTCCGGGCGATCCGCTCTATCGCCCAGGCTCTAGCCGGGGTGCCGGTACTGCTCTATGAGCGCTCAACGGACGGGCCTCAGGAGATCTACGACCACCCGGCGCTCGACGTCCTGCGCCGGCCTAACCCGCTGGACCGGACGTACTCGGCCATAGTCGAGGCGTTTGTCTCGACGCTTCTCCTGGCCGGCGAGGCCTATCTAGTACGCTTGCCGGAAAAATCACGGCCAGCCGAGGTTTGGCTGCTCCGCCCCGACCTGGTCCGGGTCTACCGCGACCGGCAGGGTCTGCCGGTTCGTTATGAGTACGATCCGGGCAAGGGCGCGGTCGTCAATTACGTGGCCGACCAGGTATTGCACTTGCGGTTCTGGCACCCGCTCGACGCCGTGAAAGGACTGTCGCCGCTAGAGGCGGCTTCGGCCTCGGTGGACCTCAACAACGCCGGCCGGAGTTGGAACGCATCACTGCTCCAAAATGCCGGCATACCCGCCGGGGCGCTAAAAACGGCCAACGAGCTGACGGAGACCCAGCGTGACCGCCTACGGGCGATGTTCCGGCGTCGGCACTCCGGCCCGAAAAAGGCTGGTAACGTCCTGTTGCTAGAGGGCGGTATTGACTACACTCCTATTGGGCTCGACGCCCAGGAATTGTCCTGGCTCGATGGGCTCAAAATGTCGGCGCGGGAGGTGGCAATCGCGTTCGGTGTGCCACCAGAGCTACTGGGAGACAGTGAAAACAAAACGTACTCTAACTACCAAGAGGCACGGCGAGCGTTTTACACCGAGACGGTTCTACCGCTGGCTGACCGGCTGTTCGAGGAGCTGTCGGCATTCCTCGCCCGCCCATTCTCGGACAAGTTCTATTATGCCTATGACCCAGACCAAATCGAGGCGTTGAGTGAGGATAGAAACGCCGTCTGGGATCGGGTTCTCCGTGGCCTCGAAAACAGCATGTTAACCGTCAACGAGGCACGAGAAGCGGTCGGCTACTCGCCACTCTCCGGCGGTAACGTCCGCCTCATACCGGCTAATATCATCCCAGAGGACGACACCGAGCCAGGAGCGGCCGGCCAAAAGAGCGCGTTTGCCAAACCGCCGGAGCGGGCGCGGGCCTGGCGGCGCGTAGATCGGGCCCGCTCCGGCTACGAGAGGGCCCTAGAGCGCCGGGTGTACAAACTCCTGGATGGAGACTACCGGGCCGCCGCGCGAGCGGTAGAGAGCGGCGATAGCTGGGAGCAGGCGCTAACTGAGCGAGAGGACCGCTGGCTCAAGACGATAGCGGCTGCCTACTACGTCATTGTGGAGCAGTTTGCCCGCGAGACCCACCGCGAGCTAACCGGCAAATCTGCCAAGGCCGACCTGCTCCGCCTGGCGTCGGTTAACCGGGTGACGTCGTGGCTGGCGACTGAGGGTCTGCGGCGCGTCCGGGGGATACTGGAGACCACCCGGCAGCACGTTGCCCGCTCGATAGCAGCCGGCGTTGCTGAGGGCGAGGGTATTCCGGAGTTAGCCCAACGGGTACGCTCCGGGTTTGCTGCGGCCGGTCGAGCGCGAGCCATCCGTATCGCTCGCACCGAGGTTGTAGGGGCGTCCAACATGGGGGCGCATTTAGGTGCCGAGGAGTCCGGCCTGGACCTCGATAAAATCTGGGTAGCCACCGCTGACGACCGTACCCGCGAGGATCATCTATTCGCCGACGGCCAGCGGGTTAAGCTCAACGAGTCGTTTAACGTTGGCGGTTACCAAATGCGTTATCCTGGAGATAGCTCTATGGGAGCCCCGGCCGGCGAGATAGTCAACTGCCGCTGCACGGTGGTGTTCGAGCCCCGGAGGTAGAAATGGATAAGAAATCATTCGCGCTGGAATTAAAAAACCTCGACGCCGACGGCACTTTTGAGGGGTACGCCGCCACGTTCGGCAACGTGGACTACCACGGCGATCTAATCGAGAAAGGCGCATTCAAACGTACCCTAGACCATATGCGGCAAGGGAAAAAGGCTCTGCCAATCCTCTGGCAGCATCGCATAGACGAGCCTATTGGCCGGGCCGAGGAGCTCCGCGAGGATGACCACGGGCTCTACATCAAGGGGCGGCTGGTACTCGATACCGCTCGCGGCCGTGAGGCATATGCGCTACTCAAAGCCGGCGTCCTCGGTGGCCTCTCCATCGGGTATGCGTCCGTCAAGGATAAATGGGAGGAGGGCGTTCGCAAGATCAAAGAAATCAAACTCTATGAAACGTCTCTCGTGACATTCCCGGCCAACCCCGAGGCGGCTATTGTCGGGGTCAAGGGCATTGCGCCGGCGAATGTCTCCCAGAAAATTGCTCCCGAAAACACGCCCTGGAAAAAGCCCGTCCTGGCCGACTTTACCGACCAGCCCTGGGATGAGCTAGACGACGCCGAAAAACGGCGGATCGCCGGGCACTATGCTTGGAGTCCTAAGCGGGCGCCGGAGAAGTTTACTGACCTCAAACTCCCTCACCACCGCCCGGAGGACGGCGCGGTTGTCTGGCGCGGAGTCCGCGCGGCAATGGCCGCGTTGCTAGGAGCGCGTGGCGGTGTCCAGATACCTGACGCCGACCGGCGTAAGGTTTACGACCACCTGGCCAAACACTACGCTCAGTTTGACAAGGAGCCGCCGGAGTTTAAGGCGTACTCCGACTGGGAGCTTGCTCAGGAGTTCCCGGCCGAGGCCGGATTCGGCGTGGAGCTAAAAGAGCTCGTTGACAGCATCAAGGCCCTTCTCTCGACCGGCATAGACCCGAAACAGTCTCACTCTGTGCCGGAAGCGGGACCCGAGGGC